AATCAAAATCAAAATTTAAATATTGAAAATTCCAATATTAAAAATATGTCTGAACCAAATCAAATCAATATAACAAATCCAGCACCACAAGATAAAACAAGTTTAATTATACCAAAATATATTTTTCCTGTTAGAAATTCAGAAGAAACATTTAGAAATATGATCTTCAATAGCACTAGGGTAGTATAAATAAAAAACCCCACCGAAGTGGGGTTTCTTTCACATTAAATCTTGTTATTCTTCTTCAGCTAACTTTGAAAAATATGCAAGATCATCATCTTCATCTGCTGTAACTGCTTCCACCTTCTTCTGTACAGCTTTAGGTGCTTCTTTAATCTGTTCAACAGTAGTACGAGCAACTGGTGTTCCAATCAGCCCTAGAGCTTTGTCCAATCGTGCTTTCAACTCATCATAAGTCTTGAACTCTTTTTCAGAAATCAATTCTTTAAGAGAATATTGTGATTTCCAGATTTTTTCAATCTTAGCATCATCATTAAAGAGTGGCGATGGTGATTCAAACTCTGACTTATCGTAATTTTGATAACCCTCAACTTTACGAATTTTAAGTTTGAAATTAGCACCTTTCCAGAAGTCAAAAGGATTAATTGCAGTCTCATCTTCAAATGCTGGATTCATTGCTTCAGAAATCTTATCAAAGATTTTAGCACCAAATTTAAAGAGTTTGACTTTACCCTCATTTTCTGGATTCTTTGGATCAGCAACAACATAAATGTTTGCAATATAATTTAGTTTACGCTTTTGCTTTCGTACAACTTCTTTATTTGCTTCAATACCTGAATTCCAAAGTGTGCTATTATGTTCACAAACTGGACACTTAGCACCATTAAGAGTAGTAAGACAATTATCGATCAGCCAACCACCAGGACCTTGAAATCCGTGAGAAAAGAATTTAACCCACGGAAGTGCATCCTCACCATCTTCTGCTGATACGTCCAAGAATCGAATTGTTGCAGTACCATTGCCTGCTTTATCTACCTCAGGTTTCCAGAAATTATCTACTTTATCTGAACCTTCTGTAGGATTAAGAGATTCAATCGCTTTTGCGAGTTTATCAAAATTGCCAGATTGGCGTGAGCTTTTTAGTTTTGCAAAATCTACCATGATTTTTCCTTATAAACGAAGTATGAACGGAATGTAAACGACTTATTCACTTTATACATTATATGATATTTTGTACGTCCTGTCAATTGTTGTATGCCAACAACATTAAACGTACATACGCAAGATTGCCAAAGTATCTTCGACATTCTTGTGCCAGATTGCAATACCACCTGCTTTTTTCCAATCATCGATATTGACTTCTGTATCATCAATTAGAATATCAGTTGGCATTGCGTATTTGTATTTATGCTCTTTTCCTGGAACAAAAGTGCGTTTAAATGGAATATTATTCGTGTCTAACCAAATGCTCTTTTGCCGAGAGATTTTGACATAATCTTGTTTTGTTCCAGTTGAAGAAAGAATTTCTGTTGGAATTTTTAATTCTTTTAGAAATTTAATTAACTCTGATGCATGAGGCATCAAATCTAATGTTGCAAATTGTTTTGTTGCAATAAAGTTTTGGAATAGATGATCAAATTTGTTTTCTCTTTCAGCCTCAGATGGATCAATATTATATAATTCTTTATATCGCTTTACAAAATCAGCAATGACTCCATCCATATCGAGCCAAATCTTAGTTACTTTAGGTTTATTCATGATTTTTAATCTTTTCCTTCAAAATAGTTTTAAATTTATTTTTGTCGTAATTTAAAAAAGGTTTATACTTCAAACATTTCATTTTAAATTCAGGCCAAATATAAGTTTCTTGAATCTTTTTATCCCACATAGAAAAAAAGTTTAATATATCTTCCATGATAATCAATGTCTCTAGTTGAGTAGATTTACTCATTACACTCAACATCAAAATTGGATGTTCATTATCTTTTACTTTAAGTAAATCATTTGGATTATTCACCAAATCAAGTAATTTGTCAAGATCATTTTGTATAATATATGTAAGAGATTGATTTGTTTTTTGCCACTTAATAAAAACTTCTTCTGCATCTTGTGATAAGAGTTCATTGCTCCATTGATCTGGTTTTTCTAAAAAATTTGCAATATAAAAATATTTTAGATCAGCAATAGAATATTTTCTTGATAGCTTATAAAATGTAAACTTGTCTTTCTTCTTCGCAAAAGTATCTTTGGTCACATTAGTTTTACCATTGTACTTAAAATAATCATAAGATTTTGATGTGAAGTGTAAATGAAGTGCATTATATAAAGCGTAAGCAGCAAAACCAGAATTATCTGATTGTAATAGTGTCATATTGGCAATTTGGATGACTTCTTAATAAGATTTAAGTTTTGTGCTTCTTCTTTTAATTTTGATTTAAGTGCAGCCGAGATTAAAGTAGCAGCCACTTCGATCTCCATTCCAGACTTTTCACAATGATGGCAGATAGAATCAATATAATTTATTCGTAATTCTTCTGATAATTTTTCAATCTTTTGACTGAATTCCGAAATTTCGTCTTTCGTTGGCATACGATACTCCTGTAATAATATAATTATAACACGTTAGTTTCGTGTTGTCAAGTGTAGAATATGTGTCTACCTATTTTTGCAGTTACTTTTTTATTCCATCTTGGATTAACATATGTGGCATGATAATATAATGCATTATTCAATTTTTTTATTCGATAACCAGACACAAGAATTCTATAAGCAGCTTCCTTAGAAGCCATGAATTCTTTTGAATCATATCTCATCACAGTAGTTTTATTTTGACAAACCCAAGAAAATTGGCACGTTTTATTATTTTTTTGGTATACAGTTTTACAGATTGTTTTTCCAAACTTGCCTGAATTAACTCTATTGAGAGTTACTTGTGCAATTGCAAGTTTACCCTCAAAAGATTCCGTTGCAGCTTCATAATATACATTTTGTGCTAAACAATTTATTTGTTCTTCTGTAGAAGAACTTATCAACTGATATCTGCTTTCTATAAATCCACTATCAACGGATAATATCAAACCAAAAAATAAAAAAGATCCTATTAATGTTTGAACTATTTTATGCATCCAATATTTTTACTACTTTAAATAAAAGTTAATTTTGGATACTTTTCTTTCACAGCTAGACATTTTGCAAGATATTCATTTTCTTGTTCAACATCACCTTTTACTTTTGCATCCAAATAATCAGTAATCGGTGGATAAGATTCTTTTCTTAGATTAGAGATAACTCTATGTAAAATTTCTGGCGTAATACTTAGACCCCATTCTTGTCGATATACAAATGTAAACCCATCAGGAATGGTTGTACATAGTTGAAATTTTTCATGTCCAATTTTAGCCAGAAATAAAATAGAATTTGTATTTTCTTCTTCTGGTCTTTGATCTTGCCCAATCATTATCATTTCAAAATCTTGTGGATTTAAAAATTTTTTTGTTTGTGGTTGACCTGGCATATTATCATCTGGTCCTCCAAATAATTCATTTAGATTTTTGTACGTTGCTGTATAAAGTGAAAACATTACTCATTTTCTCCTTTTGTGTTATTTCCCAATTGAAGATTTTTTCTCTCTTCAACGACTTCTTGGTATGCAAGAGCCAAAGGATTTTCAGCATTACCATCCAACAACATCGCTTCTTTTGGAATTAAGCCTACTTTTTGTAAACTTTGAAATGTAAATGGATTTGACATAGCATTTCTTAATTTTGCAGGAGATGGTCTACCGTTTGCAATAATTTCTGCTTGAATTTCTTTACCAATCATCACAGTAAATTCATAAGCAGCATTTGCTTCAAACATATCTTCATCTGAGTAACCAGGAATTCTAGTTGGTTCGGCAATTTCATACATTTCTTTTATATATTTTTCTAGAAATTTAATTTCTTGTCGATTCAATTCCCACGCTTCATTTTCTGTTTCTTCAAAAGATTTAGATTCTAAAATTTCTGCTTCAAGATTTAGAATAACATGAGGTAGTGCATTATTTTTAATGCAATGTTCTAATTCTAATTGCTTTGCTAATCTTTTTTTCATGGCAACTTCTTCTGTGCAAGCCGCACGTTTCCTACCTTCCAAAAATCCTTTGAGAGTTTTGATTTTTTCCCAAGGTGTTTCACCCATAACTTGAAAACGATAATTAAATTCAGAGTTTAATTTTGAGGGCATAATATTTTCCTTATAATAAAAAAATTAAATAAAATCATAGACTAAAACTTGCTGCTGCTAAAAAATATCTTGCAGTACCAACACCAGTAGATTCACTTACATAAACACCTACATTATTAAATAAATTGGTGATATTTGTCCTGTTACCCGAATTATTATTACCAAATCCAAATATAGCTTTATCACCACCATATCCAGCTGCTGCTAAACCAAGTCTTGCAGTACCAGCAGTAGTAGGTTCATCAACATAAACACCTATATTAGAGAATCGACTAATTGTATTAAGTAGGGCACCAAATCCAAATATTGCTTTATCACCACCATATGTTGCTGCTGCTGGTCTAGATCGCGCAGTACCAGCAGTAGTGGGTTCATCAACATAAACACCTGTATTAGAGAATCGACTAATTG